ATGAAAGAACAAAATACTCTTTTTACTAAAATTATGATAGTTCTTTATGGCTTGGTAGCTGTCGCTTTTGCTATATTATCTTTTATGGTTGAAGCATATACATTGTATTACTATTTTGTAAATGAAGGTTTTTTTGCTGGAATAATAAGTTTGTGTACTCCAGTAATAAGCTCTATAATACTATTCTTCCAATTACTTGCTGTCGAAGGTATAACTGGAACTTTTTCATTACTAGTATTAGGGTTATTAACTACTATTACCTTATTAACAATACCTAAAATATTAGTTAAAGATGATTAAATAAAACTTTAGAATAGATCTATTAAAAAACATAAATATGAGGAAGCTATAACGCTTCCTCAATTATCTTTGTGTATTTACTTAAATAATTTGTTGAATGTATTCTTGCCAACTATACAATCAACCGGCAAATTATTATCATTTTGGAATTGCCCAACATTTTTTGATGTATCTACTCCAAATATTCCATCTATTTTAATTGAATATCCTTTTATAAAAAGCATACATTGAATTAACTTTGTTATGTTTCCTTCTGCTCCTTGCCTTACATTTACGCATGCATTATATGTGTTATTTCCGAATATTCCATCAATAGATAATCCTTTATTATATTGAACATTTAATTCTGTTTGTAACGCCATAACCAGTTTCTTATGAGTATCAGCTCCATAGATATTATCTAGTGCCAGATTAAAGCCATAATTACTTTTAAGCCAGTTTTGTATATCATATATGCAGTTTATAGCTTTAACATCATTAGACGTTTTATTCTTATTTTCATCATTATCTGTATACGCTGGTTGTGCATAACCGTAAATTTGCCAATTGTCTAAGCTATATTCAAAACGCTGTACTTTATCACTCCTGTTACCTTCAATCGTATGTACTTTGTTGTTCTCTACATATTCTACTAAACCAACGTGATCCGGAGTAACTTCATTTCTAGTCCAAATAAAGAAGATAATATCTCCTGACCTTGGAGTTATATGTTCTCTTGTGGCTTGTTCTTTTTCTTTGAACCAATTGAATCCAGCTGTACAGCTTGCAAATCTCTTTATTACATCTTGAGGGATGCCAACTTTATCAGCACAATATGAAACAAACATTGCACACCATGGTTGATTAGGAAGCCCATACCAAGTTCCAAATATAGTATCGTTGTTCTTCCCTTCCCTATACCCTACGTACTCTGTGGCCTTTTCAACAATCTCATTCCTCATTTTTTGGATCCTCCTTCTTAGTAAAATAATATGTAATTATGCTACTTGCTATTGCCATAAATGCTTCTACACTTACTATACCTTTAAACGTTAGCGTGCACGTTGTTATGATAACACATAAGCTTAAAATTGTTTTTACTTTAAATAAATTTGCTATATTTTTTAGTACTAATATTCCTACTTCTTTCATTTTCAACACCTCTCTAATCATGTGATTTTTTCATCAAGTAATTTTCTATGTCGCCAATAGCCTGTGTTACAGGACCGTTACAACCTTGCTCTTTTAGTCCTTTTAGACACGCTAGTTGAGCTTTAAGTAAAATTAATCTTTCTTCTTTACTGTCTGCAATCTCACTTTTGAGACGCACTGCATCATTTTCAAGTTTTTCAATTCTTTTGGTATTAGAGTCGATTTTATCAAAAATTTTTATTTGAATAAGATGCCAGATTGATGTACAAAAACCTGCAATAACTGTTACTATGCCGATTGCTCCTGCAATTTGACCTATTGTTATATTCTCCATATTATAAGCCTCCTTAGTATCCGGTTGTCCATCCAGCGTCAACTAAAGCTTGATAATTCGACAAAGTTGTGCATTTTGTTGCTTGCTGTGCTGTTAAGCCAATATGGCTTAAGGTTTTATTTGATGTACCAGTCGGAAAAGATGCGGTTAATAATGTACTCATAATATTATTTAAACTTTCATCAGACAAACTAGTGCATCCATAGAACATATCTTTAATATTATACGTTGAAGATACATTTGATAAATTAAATACAGGGACTGTTGTTAAAGATGATTGTTTTTTGCACATCCCATAAAAATTGGTACCGCTTTTAGTATCTAAATTAGGCAATTCTATTAGACTTCCTTTTGAGCGATCTGCCATTCCTACAAAAAGTGAAAAATTTTTGTTGTTTGAAGTATTTAATAACGGTATTGTCTTTAACGATTCACAATCCTGAAACATATGAGACATGTCTTTACATTTTGATGTATCCAATAATGGAATTGTTTCTAAGCTGTAACATGAACCAAACATATTTGCAGTCGTAGTGATATTAGAAGTATCTAAAAATGGAATGTCTTGCAAGTTTTTACAGTTTCCGAACATGTACTCAGCGCTTGTGAACTTACTTATATCAAGATTTGGAATATGTTTAATACTTTGCATTCCTTGAAAGAAGCTAGAGATACTCTTTACTTGAGACAAATCCAAATCATCTGGTATCCTTAAAATTAGTGAATAAAATGAATAAGTATATCCATTTATTAATTGTGGAGCAGATAACTGAAAATAATCTGACAATTTAGTGTTATTTTTATTAAAAAAGTGTATAGCCATTATTCCACCCCTTTCACAACAAGTTGAATTTTAGTATTAGCTTCTGTAGATGTCATGCTTAAGTTTGCTACTTGAAGATTAACTGGTAATTCTAAAGCAAGATTAGCACCTATTTGTAAATCTGTGCCACCAGCATTTAAAGTAATATCAGCAGTTTCGCTATAGTTAGCAACCATTATTGATGTTACCTTCTTATTTACTGCTATTGATTGTGCATCTGTTCCAATGCTAAGAATGCTAGCAATTAAAGTAATCTCTCTATCTCGACTTGATGTTGTTTCAATTCCAGCATCACCAGTTTTAACAACAACTTCCATTGCACCATTCTCATTTACTCTTATATTTTTCATTTCTCCATTTTCAGTTGTTCCTTTTAACATAAAATTTTACCTCCAAATAAAAATATTTTAGTAGTAAATATGAGTAGTAAATATGAATGGCAACACCTCCCCTACTTAGATTTTACAAGCTTGCTTCTATATTTTTGCATTATTGTCTGTTTTGCATAATCCTTACAAGTACTTTCAAGCTTTTCAAGGTATGTTTCATTATATAGCCCTTGGTTCTTATATTGTTTATACCTATCATAAGCAATAGATTCATATTCTTTCTTCATACTATCTGTGAGCGTTAAAGAATATCCATTGTTCTTTAAGGTAGAACTGCTTGGATAAAATTTCATACTTTCTATCTTAGTCTTATTGGTTAAATCAATTAGACTTTTTCCAAGAGCTTGTCTTGCAGTATCTGTTCTTTGCTGTTGTAACTTAAAGATTTGTTTTCCTTTTTCTTTACTACTTAAGCTCGAGTCACTTTTTATTGCTTTAATTTTCTTGTTTATATTAGATATGATAGATGTTGCATCTTGTATATTTTGCAGTTGTTCTGCCTCTTTTGAAGTAATTTCATTGTAGTTTTTCTTAACTGTCAATTCATCTTTTTTGTCATATAAATCACTTACGGATTCAGAATTATTATTTGGGTTTGCAAAGAACCTCTTTAATATAAATTTGTTACTTGCCCCCATATCAGCTTTTTGATTTCCTTCAATGAAATCAAATACGCTACTAAAACCACTCCATAAGTCATAAGAAGCTTGTCCAAATACATTTCGTATTGAAAAGTCAATCTTAGCTGGCGATATTTTGAATATTTTTCCAAGCTTAACGGAAAGATTCGTATTATATTCATAATATTGATCTTCTGGTTTTAAGCTTTGTAGATCATTATCTTTTACTATTTCTGAGTTGAAATACCAGTCTTTATTTGTTGCAATTTCCAGAGGTACTTTAATGATTGGTGGAATTAAGCCACTAAAATCATCAACTCCAGAATTATTCTTTAGAATTGCACTTATCAGGCTTACGAACTTTTCTCCTACCTTGCTTTCTTCAATGTTACCAGTTATTAAATCCTGAATAAATTCAGTACTATTAATTATATCCTTTAATGCTCCTTGTGGTTTTTTTGCCGTTATTACTTCATTCTCATTTAAAGGATTTGTAAATGTATAATTATCCATTTTCTTTTGTTCTGATAATTCTTGAATATTCTTATCATCATTAACGGCAACTTTTCTTACTGTATTAAATGCGAGTATTGCAAGTATTGCTAGAAGTGGCTTTGCGATTATTTTTATTTTAGCTTTATTAGCTTCTTCTTTTGCCTCTTCAAATGTTTCTGGATTTTTCAATGCTTCTTCACTTTTTCCATCGATGTTTTTATAATAAGTATTCCAATATTTATTTTGAGCGTTTTTCTTTGTACTTTCAACTTTTTCGTATGCATTATAGTATCCACCTAATCTAGCAGAAAAGTATGGAACAAAAGCATTTATTTGTTTACTTAGGCTTCCTTTGACGGCAAAATCTTGAGTTAATCTTCTTGTACTTATTGCAGCTGATTCAACAGCATTTCTGTAACTCATTTTGTTTGTTAAATTATTTTTTAATTCAAGTATGAAATTCTCGAATCTAGTTGCTTCTTCTGAAATTTCTGATACATATCCAGCAATTTCTTGAAACTGTTTAATACTATTCTGTTTTAATCCAAATTCTTTATATTTCTTCTTATAAATATCTACAAGCTGTTGTTCAATATCTTTTCTGTAAGTGGATGTTCTTCCTGCTCCAGACGCACCGCTTTGTAAATACAATGAATATATTTTCTGCATTTTTTGTCCATCATCTTTGCCAGACTTAAATACTCCTCTTGCAACAAGTGCATCATAAACACCTTTAATTGAGCTATATAAAGGTATAAAGTTTGCTTCAGATGTAACAAAGGCTTGTTGAGTATCACTTAAAATATTTGGAATTGCAAATGCCATATTATATCCAGTTGTGCCTGCCTTAAATATAGAGTTGGCAAATCCAATATATTTTTGAAGAAGGTTCATCTCTTGCCTATTCATTCCAGTAAATATTTTATATAAATCTTCATCTTTGAATTGTAAGTATATTCGTTTCCCATTATTCATAAACGAAGTTATTAATTGACTTGGATTATCTCTTGTATCTGGGTAGAATATTTTATATACTTTTTCTAATTGTTCATCTGATAATTCTACACCCTGTTTTTCAAGATATCCTTTAAAATCTCTTAAATTTTCAGTTGCAACATTTTTTACTGGTGGAGGTATTACATCATATATACCTGCTGTATATTGAGATTCTTCGCCAAGATTGTAAAATCTCTTAATTACCTCATTCTTGCTTGAAGCATCAACTATTTTTACAGTATTCATTATTATTCCTTCAAGAGGATTGATAATTTCTCTATCACTTCCTCTAAAGTTCTTGAAAGGGTTGGCTGTGTTTCTCTGTGATTTTCCTGTACCTTTATCTATAACTCTTTGAAAAGGAATGTATGTAAGCCAAGACTGTTTTATTAAGTCTATATCGGCCTTAGAATATAAACCAGCTTCTTTTGCGTAATCTAATAAAGAATTATTATATTGTTCTATTATTTTTCTTGCTTTTTCAAAATTCTTATTATTTTTATATTTGTCAACAACTGCTTTTGCATCATCATATCTTATTCCCGATTTTAGTTCCTTCTCAGCAACTTCAATACTTCTAAGAGATACAAGATAATTCATAAAATCAGTCATGTTCTCATCTTTCAATATATCTTCTATAGCAGAGAATCCTTGTGATTTTCTTTTGCCTGTATTCAAGTCAATTATTCCATTCTTGACCATATCGTCAACTGCGCCAGCTAAACCTTTTCTTAATCTACTTGCAATAACAGGATCTTCACTGGCGCTAATTTGTTTTGCTTCTGGGTAACCAGCAAGCTTATATAAGAGATTTGTATATTTTTTCAAGGCATAATCTTCGTCAAATAATAGTGTTACAGCTTTTTCAATGCCTTTTGTTTTTAAATCATTAACACTAATCTTCGAATCTTCTTTAAAGGAAATATTACTCTTTGCTCTTTTTTCTGGTGTTTGATGAATGTAATTATATATCTCTTTTTGTATTTTAGTGATAAATGCATCTAGTTCCTTATCATTACCTCGTAATTCATTTATTTTCTCGATTGTATCAGGAAATTCTTTTTCTACAATCTCTGGTTGTATAAAATATTGTCTAATTATTTCAGCAAATCCCTCTGCCAGTTGAACATCTTCTGGACAATCTGCATAAAGATGTTGTATGTCGTCTGTAACTAGCTCTAAGTACAACTCTTCTTTATTTATGTGTAATCTGTTATCCAATTGATGTCCAAATTCATGCAATATGGTATCTAAGTCGCTTTTTTCTTCTACCCTTATTAAATCTCTATTAGTTTTGTATATTCCATATGCTTTCTGTCTAAAATGCTTTAGCTCAATATCCGAACCAATATATTTTTCTATGTCATGTACTATATCTGATATTTTAGTTAGTGGAATGTTTTCATCAATATTATTATTCTTTATAGCTTTTTTAATTTCTTGTTCAATAAAAGAGTCGTCCCTTTGAATGTTAGTTTTACTTTTGTTTAAATTAAATTCTTTTGATTTTACATTTTCTGTATTTTGTGGTATACTATCTATAGAAGTAGATTCATTTGAAAACTGGTCTATCGATTTATCGGTACCAGCATTTGAATTTACTTCATTTAATTTATATATTCTTTCTAGCCTGAAATGTCTTTCTTCTTTTCCCGAAGTTCCTGTCTGGATTCTAGTATCAAATTGAACCATAACAGGTTCATTATCTAAATAAACATTTGTATAATAATACTTATAGTCGCTGTATTGATTTCTGTTTTTATTGTCAGCTATAGAACTATTAGAACTATGAATTTCAACTGCATTTTCAATTATTTTATCTAACTGCGAAAATACAGCCACATTTTCTTTTAATAACTTTTTTTGATTACGATTTTGTAAAGTTTGTGCTATACTTTCTTTTATGTCAGAGTTTGTAACATATATTTTTTCATTATTGTTGGTAAAAACTCTTCTATGGATAGCTGAAAATAAATTTTTAGCTAAATTGTTTAAAGTAGAGTGTTGTAGTTTATCATAGTTTAGAGGTATTGGGGATTCTTTGTCAACAATCTCAGAATTTATATAGATATTACTTGTAAAATTGTCTTTAGTCTCTTTAATGATATTATTCATCAAATTATCTATTTTGTTAAACTTTTCATTTGAAACAGAGCTATTCATGTCAGTTCTTTTTAAATATCTTATATCTTCATTACCTGTTGGAGCCTTATTGTCTATATTTTTAATTTGGTTAGAATTAAATGCTACATACAAGGTTTCATCATTATTTAGAAATCCCTTTTCACTTATAATACCATCATATCCAGTAGTTTTCCTTAAAAGTTCAAAGGTCTTTTTCCATGTCAGACCTGACGAACTTTGTACTGCACTAACTAAGTCAATATCATCTCCGCCATAATCATATTCCATTAATGCATTTTGAATACCATCATAGTCCAGTAAGTAATTACCTTTTGTTTCTTTATCAATTGCTTCTATAAACTTAGCATACTCACCTTTCGTCATAGTTGTTTTTCCATAACTCATTGGCTTTTCAATATCTAAATATACTTGTTTTAAATTTCCACCATCACGTGCATATTCTTCGCCAGTTTGCTTCTTATCTGTAAAATAAAAACCTGCTCCTAAACTTGATGTATTTTCGCCAAGTTTATCGTATTTAAAGATATTAAAGTTGTAAGGTGTACCATGATATACTTCTTTTAGTTTTCCATTTTCATCTCTTACTTTACTATTTTTAAAATATTCTTGCTGTTGTTTAGATAAGTTTCTTCCAAGATTATCTTTTTCAATTTTTAAAGTTGTTGTAGATTTTTTCAAATATCTAATGTCATCACTTGTAGTTGGATTTGAATTATTTATATTCTTTATCTGATTAGAATAAAAAGCTACATAGGTATTACCAGAGTGTATTCCATCATAGCCATTTTTAATTAGGTATTCTCTTACTTTATAACCGTCAATAGTACCGTCTTTCTTGTATATATCAGCCTCAATATATGGATTAATATTTCTGATAGAATATGCTAAATCTCCGGTGCTAAAGTTTTTTAAATCTAATGGCTTTTTTATATTCAAGTAAACTTCATATATGTTACCTTTTGTATGTGCATATTGTTCTGCATGTGTTTTTTCAGATGTAAAATAAAAACCATTACCTAACATGGTTCCATGATTGCCTGCTTTATCAATATCAAATGTATTAAACCAATGCTCTTTTGGTATTCCAACATTAGCTTCTGTTCCATGATACATAACCATAAGGTTACCATTATCATCACGGACTTTGCTATCTTTAAAAAATTGTGCAGTTTTTAATGCTATTGGTTTTCCATGGTTATCAAATTCGGTCTTGGTTAAACCTTTATTTTGTATAGTTGTTATTTCTTTTTTTCGTATAGAAAAAGAACTCTCATTTTCATTTGAGTTCTTTAGGTCTGACTTATTTCCAATGCTTTCTTGACTACTTCGTCCTTGCTTAGTTGTATGCCTTTTTGGTTCATTTCTGATAGATAGTTCACTAATGCTTGTGACTTGTTCTGATCTTTTATTGCTAACATTGTTGCTATCGTTAAGTCCTCGTCCATTCCAATAGCTTTGAAGTATTGAATTAACATTTTTTGTTCCCTTGATAGTTCCATTATTAAAATCCTTCCTTAATTCGCTAATAAATTCTTCGTTTCCGTCAATCTTTATTTTAAATATTATTTGATTATCATCAAATCCATTGCTATTATAAATATAAAAATAATTAGCCGAGCTAATACTTTGTATTCCTCTTGCATTTGGCTTATTTGTATTTATAATTGACATTATATTAGCATATTCTTTCTTTCCTAGCTTTATACTATTTCCATTATACGCTATATTTGAACTCTTCGCAACTTTATTTGTTGACTTCTTTCTCATGCCAAATATTTTTAAGTCATCATCATCTAAAGAACTGCTGCTTGCATTATCTATTGAAAGATAATCTTTACCTTCTATTTGCCCCTTTTTCTTTAGATATTCTTCATTAGGCATAATACTTTGCCCATATATGTTTCTATAACCTTCTGATAAAGCCTTATCTAGCTCAAGTTCCATTTTCTTTGCTAGGGCATAATTGCCTTTTCCCTCATAGATATCATTAAGAATTTTACCCATTTTATCCCAGCTTACACCTGTTGCGTCTTTAAAATCTGCTAGTTCTTTTGTTGTACTTCTTTTTTGTCCTGTCCAAGTATCGCCAGTTTTATATTTTTTCCCTGGCAGCGAATAAGAAAGGTCCTCTATAAAGTTAGATGCCATATCTTTTATGTCTTGTGCCAATTCTGGATGTTCTTCTGAATATGGTTTTATATTCTTGTTTCCAACATTTGCATAAGTTCTATCTTCCATATTTAAGACACCTGTATTATTACTATTTTGAGTTTCTACTGTATTGTCTGCTTTATTGTATAATTTTACTGTTTGGACTTCTTTATTAGCCATTTGCCCATTCTCATTTGCTTCAGATGCACCTTTTAGTTGCTCTGCTTTGTTCTGTATTGCTCCAAGTACTTCATCAATAGACTGCTCTGCTTCAAATTTAGTTGTTAGAACTTCATCTTCAATTCTCTTTATAATAGCTTTATCGTCACTTTTTAACATATCTTCTGTCTGCTTCATTGCTGTCCCAATGTCTTGTACATTATTAAGTAGTTTAGTACCTGAGTTCGTATCAATTATTCCTATAGTTCCTTCTTCGTCTATTGTAACTGCTGGAGCTATATTAGGAAGTTTAGAATCTTTAACTTCAAATGGAATAGTTTTTACTTTTTCAAAGTTAGATACCTTGTTTTCATCGTTCTTATTTACAACTATGCCATCTTCTACTTGTGATATTGCGATATTTTTTAGAGTAGTTTTCATTACAGCTTTAGTACTTATATAACCTTCATTGTCACCAATAGTAATTAATCCTGTACCAGATGTAGTAGAAGTAGAATTTGATGTATTATTTTCTGTTTTAACGGGTTCTGTTTCAATTCCAAACTTATACACGTTACCTTCCTTGAAATAGCGGACAAGTCCATCATAAGCAATATTAATGTTTGCCATTACTTCGTCACTACCTCCAGTAACGTCACTATGATATTTTTTTGCAAGAGTTCTATATATCTTTTTCATTTCATCCGGAGAATAATACTTCTTATTCTCGTCTAATCCCATAGTTTTATACCATTGACTGACCTGACTTTGAGCTTCGTTTTGACTAAGTCTTTCAGCTTTTATACGATACTTAACTCCACTATATCCATTAATTCCAGCATATATAGTTGAAAAGATTAATGAATCAGCTAATATTCCAATTTGAGAATCAAGAGAATATGTTTCGCTACCTTTCTCCATTATACTACTTGCTTCTCCTGCAATCTCTTTTCCAACGAAAACTTTTGAAAACGTTTTGCTTACAGATGGAAATGAATCTAATATCGCCTTTTTGATACCTGAATCAAATAACTCTGGATTAGAATTTGCTAGTTTTCTTGTTATTTCTTCAGAGCCATTGTATACCTTTTGACTGATATTATCAGCTACTTTACTATCTAACGCTTTTGAAAACACATAGCTTGAAAGAGCTGATTTAGTTGCATTTTCAACACTTCCTGTATCTCCGATACTCTGTAATGTGCTAGAAGTAACAAGTGCAGACGTGTCACTTAGCCCTGCTTTTGATAAAAGTATTGTAGTTGCAATATTAACAATAGCATCTCCTGCATTATTAGCTAAAGGATTGTAAGTTCCAGTTTTCAAATAAATATTCTTTTTATTCTCTTGAATATGTTGAGAAAGAGCTTCGTCACTTTTATAATTACCATATTTTTCTGAATCATTTAAGATAGATAAATCTTTTATTTTAGAAATTGTATTTTGCTTTTCACCATGAGTGAAGAAACTTATAATGTTATTAGCAATATCTATCAATCCGTTTCCAGCATTTCTTGAAACATCTTGTACAAGATCTTCAATATACAATTTGGTTTTTTCTAGGTTAAAAGAGTTACTGCTATTTTTATTCTCGTTTGAAGTATTTTCACCTTTATCTGAAGCTTTTTCTAACTCTACTGTGGCCATTCTTCCTATAATATTCTCTGGGGTATATTTGTAATTTGCACGATTTTGAATTTCCTCATCTGACATATTATCCATCATTTCGATTCTCTCTTTGCCGTGTTCTTTTATTGTATCAGCAATGCCTTCAACAGAAGAATATGCTGAAATTAGAGTTGATGCTAATAAATCTTTTGCAAAGCCAGCAATCTTTAGAAATATATTTTGATTATTTTTTCCCTCTCTTTGCGCTTGTAGACTATAATCTAACATTTGCTCTCGAGTAATATTTTGTTTTTCAATATTTTGATATACCTGATCTCTTTTGGCATGTGAGTTTTGAATTAGGTTTACAATAGTAGAGTACTTTGCAGGAATATTATTGGAGTTCTCAGAATTACTATATGTTTTCTCTTGCTGTTTATGTAGCTGCTCAGCATATGTATTTGCTTGTTCTACTGTATCAAATTTGCCAAGATATTCACCAGTTTCATAATAATGTTGTATTGCTTCATCATTAGAAACAACCTTGCCATTTACAACTGTTGGAATAAGAATCTCTTTTCCACTATCATCCTGAAAACTAATACTTCGTACTGTACTAATAGATCCATCTTCATTTTTTACAACTGGTCTGTTAGTTAAATCGATATTACCTAAACCATATTTATTATCTATTTGCACGTTATCTGTTTTGTTTATATTCTCATTTGCTGTATTGTCAGTCCAAAGAGCATCCATTTTATTTTTTATCCTGTTATTGTCCGATTCTATATCATTAGAAGTGATCATTCCAACACTATTTCTTAATTTTCTTGCTTCCTGAAGCCTCGATTGATAATCGTCATTAGTAGTTTGAGCGAAAAAATTTCCTGCGTTCAAATTATAATCATTAGATGTAACCATCCCTGCAGACATTCTTAATCTTTTGGCTTCTTCAAGTCTTTTTTTATACTCATCATCTTCTTGATTAAACATCTCTTAACTCCTTCCTATAATCCCCAACGTAATTTTCCAAACTCCCCACTTTCTAGTTTGTTCATTAATTCCTGATTTGTAGTGAATGTATATCTTCCATCTTCTATTCTTGTTAAAGCTTCTTTTACTACATTTCTTGCATCTGTATTATTTACAAATGATTTCTTTTGTCCATTAATAGTAACTCCAAGCGTATCAAGAGCTTTATTGTTTCCATCTAACGCTTTTATCCAAGTTTCCATGTTAGAATCATTCAATCCTGAATCTGTAGAGGACTCTGTTGTCGTTGTATTATTATACTTAGAATACTTAGCAGATAACTTTAAAAATTCATTTTCTGTTATTGCTCCGCTAGCATATAAAGAATCTAAATAGTTGGCTAATTGATTGTATTGTTCCTCATTAGGAACTACATATTGGTGTGTAAAACTATTGTATTCCGCATATCTATTTTGGATTATCTTATCGTATTCGTTATAGTCTGAATTAGAACTTGACGAACTACTACCATATTTTTGCTTCAATGAATATTCATAGTCTGTAAGAGATTTTTCTTTTTGAATATCAAGTTCGTTTCTTAGTTGATAGATAGCTTTTTCATTTTCGTATTCAATTTGAGCTTGCTCCCTCATTTTCGATAGTTCAAATTCTCTCTGCTCTTTTGCTTCTCTTGCATCTTTACTTAGAGTGCCAACAGATACTCCAAGAATTGTGCTTGCACCATTATCTACATATCCAAGTTCGTCTACTCTCTTCCAGGCATCCTCAAGTTCTTGTTCTTTCTTTTTCCACTCAAATTGCTTGTTTTCAAATTCTCTGTCTTTTGCATCTTTCCAATATTGAAATTGTTGAGAATCGTAACTCATTACAATTTGGGCAGTGTCTGCTAACTGTCCTAAATATTCAGTCCATCTACTATGTGCTTTCTCTTCGTATTGTGGAATTAATTCACCAACAATTCTTGCAACTCTTTCAGCTGTTGCACTTGAATTAAGCACTCCACTTCCAGCTAAGCTTTGAAGAGTGCTATTTGCAGCATACTCTGTTGCTACCTTTAAACTATTATCTTGTGTTGGATTATATTCAAACCCTTTATTCATTTGGCTTAACATTTCTCCAATTATTCCGTTAATTGTATCTGCATACGCACTTTGATATTGTCCTTCAACACTGTTAATATTTTGTGCAGTAGGTGTAACAATTGTTGTTCCAATACTTGTCTTTTTAATGCCACTATTAGAGCTAGAGTTAGTATTCTGAGTATTATTGTATTTACCATATTGTTGCTGATAACCATTATAAATTTGATTAAAATCTACAACGTTAGTATTCGTATTGCTAGAATCGTATGTTTGTGGTGTTGGTGCACTCGAAACATTTTGATTACTAGTTTGTAAATTTTGCATATTAGCTTGTTGTGAATTAGCATTAACATTTGCATTTGTAGTTGCAATCTGTGGCTGTATTTGTATAGGAATAGTTACTGGGCTTGTTGCAACGTTTGCTATTTGGCTTTGCTGTGGCTGAGCCTGTCCTACTGTTTGTGCCATTGCCTGATTTGTTTGTACAGCAGTATTATTGCTTACTTGCTGTACGTTAGTTACTGGGTTATTAGTAGCCGAAAATATATTATTAGCCATTAATATCTCTCCTTTCACTTGTTATAAATATTATTTAATTTTTCTTTCCAATTATAGATAGTAGACTCATCAGTACTACTTATACCAAAAGTGTTTATTCCAACATTTCTGTTAAGCAAAACTTTCCAGTGATTAAGAGTTTTATCTACTGTTTCATATAATGGGTAGTTTCCCTTATTTAATACATTTAATTGCTTTGCCCATTCTCTTAATGTATCCTCATTTGTCGAATATTGTCTAAAATACATTATCTTGGGTGTGTCCTATCTATTCTTTCCATAGCATAGATAGTAATATCTCCTTCCCCATATATTTCAAATGTATAGCTGTCTACATTTTGCATATCATTGGGAATAAGTACACATTCAGTTCGGTTATTTCCTTTTGGCAAAGCATTTTTTATTTCTTTGTTTTTTCCGTCATTTGTTATAACTTTTATGTTTACAGTTCCGTCTAGATCATAATTAAACCATAACTGGGACAGTGATTTTTTTCTACTTAATACTCCATTCTTAAATTCTTTTGTCTTTAAATAGAATGGAATAGGTTCCTTATACACAACGTCATCTTTATCTGTAAATTCATCTTTACCATATGTTTGTATATAATTTATTCCATCTTTTCTTCCACCAGTTATCTCATATATAGTGCCATTAGCAGTTAAAGCATAAATTGGATTAGGTGTTTGGCTAAAGTTTAAATCAGCATATGCATCACAAATACTTACATAATCTAATTCATCACTGATATTAGTAGGTTGTAATTCTTTAGTCCATTTTCTTAATCTTTGATCGAATATTAAAAAATATTTGTAATCAGGGAACCAGAAATATACCTTATTTTCGCTTGCAGATACTGATACATTTTTTGCTTCGTTAATTGTAATTCCATACAAAAACTTTTTTATACCACCAGTTACTCCGTTATTACTTGTTGGCTCTGAAATAACTCTTATAGAGCTTCCATCATATTCATATATATTGCGTCCATATACCCAATATAAAAGACTATTATGGACCTTTATTGTACATTGGTCATAACAGCCTATATTATTATCTAAAGATACACAAGTATACGAGTCCGTGTTTCCTGCAATTACATTCGAGCCATAATATAAATGCATGTTTTCTTCACTAAATACAATTAGTTTATCATCAAAACTTACAAGTCCTGTAATCTGGTTACAGTTTTCTACCCTATCTTCCCTACTATTTTCTGTGCTACTCCAATCCATTGGGTTTTGCAATGCAGAGAAATAAAGCATATTTCCTTGACTCGCTATCATTCTATTTTTATGATAGCATAAGTGTTCAAATGTAACATCCTTAGGCATTGAAACTATCTCAGGTGTATTTACAGAAGATAAAGGAAGTTTATGTCTTGTTGGTGTAACTCCATCTCCATATAAAATTAAATACTCATTGTTTCCGTCAGCATAATACACATGGCGAAAATTTGTACCTTTTATGCCTTGTGCAATTACAGTACCATTCATGTCCTTTAGTTCTTCGCCTTGAATATAGAATAGATACTTAATTCCGGCAACGCCAAAGTATTTTATTGAAGTACCTTTTAAACCTGGATTTTTTAGCATAGTTCTGCCAACTCTTGTTCTTATAGCTGGATAGCTATCTAAGCACATATTATACATATCTTGGCACTCATCATCTTGTATGTTTTGAGGAGGATAAACATTAGAAATACCACCGGCAAGATAATTGATCAAATTACTACTTTTTACCTGTACATTCTGCAGGTATGGATTAGTCTGCATGTTTATCTCCTCCTTTTATGTATCGCAACAGTTCTTATTATCGGATATCTCTGTTGCTGTTCGTTTTTATTTTCATTAACTTTTTGAACTAGATTGTTATATAGCAATATATATTCGTTAGCAAGTTCAATATCTGGATTGTGCCCCGATAAAGCTATGATAGTCATAAGATTATACTTTACTAAATCTATATAATTATCATCTAACTCTATATAATCGTCCTCAGAAGTGACCATTTGAGGTTTCTTCATATAGTAGACATCTACTTTCCTTGTATCTGTTGGAGTTGGAAAAATTCCAATAGTTCCTTCTCTTCCATCATAATATCCTGGACCATTCATTTTGTCATTTGGTAAATATGAAATTATCTCTTTAAAGTTTCCCCAGTCATAAGGATTGTTTTGGTCTCTTGCTTTCTCAGATATAGTTACGCTGTTTATCATATCTATACTGCAATCCTCAGGCAATACATATTGTTCTTGGCCGTTTCTAGTAGTAAATGAATATTGGCTTTGTATGGACAGATCCTTGTAAATTTGTTTCATTGTCTCATTTATCCATAAAAATAGACTAGGCTCATCATATGAATGAGGTAGTCTTATTTTAACATCATCTAATATTTGTCTTACTGTTGTTCTGCTTACAATTGACATATTATCGCACCTCCTATTTTGCACGAATTATATACTTAGTATTAACATTACCTGTTGTTAAATTAGGAATTGCAAAGGTATCATCTTGATTATTAGTACCATTTAAAGATTCATATAAACTCGAATAATCAGATGTATTAACTGTTTGCCCATTACATTCTAAGTAGTTAGCTGGAATATTTGTACCAGCATAAAGAATAACTCCTCCAACTGGCACTAGTGCGCTTGAACTTGCTTGCGCTTCATTCCATAAATCAGGGAATTGCCTTATTTCGACGTCTTTTATATATGTATCTGCATTATTCCCAACAAATATTACTTCATCTTTCTTAAATAAAGTATTCGAATAGTAGTAGTTTCCTCTTGGCACAAATATATATTTTGCTCCAACTTGAATAGCATCATATATAGCTTGCTGTATTTTTAATCTATTATCGGTCATTCCATCTCCTATAGCATTATAATTTTGGAGAGGAACTATTCCAAATGTATAAAAAAATAAATCCTTTAACTCTTGCATTTTTAATTCATTTATCATTGTGTTACCTCCATTGTTCCTGTTTCAGGTAATCCATTATATCCAATAAATGTACAACCTTTTTTTACGTTTTCTTGCTTAGCTGTTAAAACTCCAGCATCGTATATATTAGAATAAAACATCTGCCCATTATATCTCAATCCAATTAGCCTTTTCTCGTCAGCAGAACTATAATAAGATGTTATTTTTCCATCTTCAGAATTAATAAATGTTTTATAATCGGGTAGTGTTATATATATATACCCATTATTTGCACTATATTTTGCTTTATTATAAATGCAAGCAATATTTCCCGTATCACTAAATTCATCTATTTCATAAATCTTTATATTTTTTAAGTTGTAGCCAATAGATCTTGTATACAATAAGTATCTTGCTGTTTTATCAAAGCTATAATTACTATCATAAGATGTCTCGGAAGGAATTAAAAGTGTTATTTCTTCAAGACTAATATTTCCATTTTTATAGTTAACTGTTACATTGTATAATTTTGAACCATCTGTACCATGTAATGCATTTTCACTAAAAATCATTCCGAGTGTAATGCCTGTGTTTTTTAAGACTATATTATTAGTTTCGTCTAATACATATAAGCTTTCCCATCTATATGAACTATCTATATCATTTACAGTAGCTATAACTACAATCCTTGAATTATTTATGAATTGTTTTATTTTAATAGAACTAAGCTTAGGTTTTGTTGCCAATATTGCTAGTTCATAAAAATCTTGAGAATTTGTTCTATAATATAGCAATTTAATTACTTTAATGTCTATACTAGATATAACCACAAGTTTCATGCTGTCGGAAGAACTAAAAACCATGTCCAAAAGCCCGCATATTTCTGTACTAGACGAAACAATTTTATAGCAATTTAATTCAATTGTAGTATTAACTTTCCCATCAGTTTCAAAGCTGATTTCTTTATTTTCCTTTTTTATGTTACCATACAATGTATGAACTTTATACACATAAATATAATAACTATTTACATCTTGATTTGTAATTGTATTAGATTTTTTTCTCACTCCTATTGCTAAATTGCAATCATATGCTGAAAAGTTTGTATCACTATTCATTACAGAAAATTCCATGCACGAAATTTCCAAATCATCGTTTAATTCTATCCTCAAATCAGACAAAGTATATTCTGGAGTTAATAAAGTTCCTTCCTGATTTTTCATAACAACGTACACTCCGGTGCCATTATCAACACGCATAATAATTTTTTTATTAGTACTGTCATATTCAGCCATAATCCTTTTATCACATGAAATTGCAAATATTCCAGGATATGAATTATAGCAAATATTATTTTTAAACTCGCCTGATTTTACCCCATACACTAAATCAACAGTTGCACCTGTTGGGTATGGATTATTAGGATTTTCTTCATAATCGTTTGGTGTTTTTAAAGTTCCATAGAGCTTTTTACCGTTGGCATATGCAGAATAGCCATTCAGAATCTTGCTTGCATCTGCTGTAGCGTCTCTTGTGTCAACATAACCTTCTGGTATTTCTCCAGAACTCCCTGTTTTTATGTTTCCAATATTTATAGCCATAGTGTCAAAAGTATCATTAGCAGAGGTTGTAACTCCTTTGTCAGTAATAGCCCCTGCTATTTTTTTCTTACCATCACTGACAGATTGAAAAAGTTCTTTTTGTTTTGTATTAAGATTGTTTATTGCTGTATTTACACTTTCAAAATTGTTATTTACATCATCTACGACGCCTTTTACCTTGTTATCAGTATAACTTTGTTGACCAGCTAATCCAGAGCTTATTTCATTAGATAATTTTTCATCTAGTGCATTTATATCTGTATTTTTTGCAAAATCGCTAAAATCTTGATTTCGTACCAAACTATTAGCATATTCTTTTGCCTTTTCTAACATTTTTGTATCTTGATTATCTATGTATTCTTTTTGTTTCTGTTCTTTGTTATCATGATAGTCTTGTACATATTTCTTTGCAGCATACTCTTCTGCAGAAATTCCACCTAGATGGTTGCTATCATTAGATAAGTTGCTATCTGGTTTGCCTTGTGAACTTGCGTTATTCTTGCTTATTTTCTCATAAGATGTACTCATTTCGTGTTCCTCCTTTAAAAAAATAAGGGGAAGCGTTCTTATATTGCCTCCCCATAATATATCTAAACACCTTTAGAACCTACTAGTCCTCTCCAATCGCAGTATCCTACGTCGAATCTTGTATATCCATACATATTATAATCCATTTGATCTTGGATTTTCTCACTTCCGAATATTGGCTCTTCTCTTCTTAAGAATAGTAAGTTATCGAAAGATGTATCTTGTATGAACCAAGGTTTTGTAGTACCTGCATTGTCAGATAAGTTATCCCAAACAACAACTTCTAAGTTTGGTATTGTATTAATATCATTGAAGTTTGTTCCAGATTGTTTAATAGAATTTACTATTGCTTTAGCTGTAAATTCTAATTCTGGACATACTACTAATTGCTTAGCAGATGCAGATATTAATATACCAGCTTCGTCCTTTTGTTTTCTCATTAAAGTCATAGCTTTCTTCAAATTCTCATCTGTTAAAGCCCCTTCAATTAAGTTAGAACAAGTATCCTCAGAATTTATAAGAGGGTGATCCTCTGCAAATAAAGCTTTGCCATCATATCCAACATTAGTAAATCCACCAGTGATTACTTTTGCTGTTTCTGTTTCCTCAGTAGCTCTTAAGCCTCTACCAAGACCTTTTGCAGACCCTCCTTGACCAATACCTTTCATTACATTATACAAGTCATCTTGCACAAGTTCCCATGTAAGTTGATATGCTTTGTCATATCTTTTTGCTTCAAAAGATGCAACTTCGCCTTGGTCAAACTTGTCATGGTTAAATTTGTTTCCTTCTGTGTTTTGTTTCCACAAACCGAAAGCTCCTAAATGAGGATAGGTTTGTTTTTTACCTGTCATTTTTTCAGTTTTAAATATTTTTTTGTACACTTGTGGTACTTCATTATAAGACTCAAAGAATATCTTTTTATGAACTGGTGTTAATAGTTCTGCAAAGTTTTCTCTAGTCATCATTGCTGCCGTTGTTGGTGCCATAATTAAATCACTCCTATATTTCAAATTTTAGTAAATATAGGGAAAATAAAATCACTTTGTTTTTTGCTTTAAGTAATTGTCATATTGCTTGATAGATTCAGCATTTTTAGCTGCTAAATAGTCATCTATATCCATTCCTGCAAGTCTTGCCATAGCAATTTCAGTAGCTGTTGCTTTAGGTTTTCCTTTAGTATCATCTACTACTCCGCCTGCACTAGAATTGATATTTCCTAGAATTTCTTTTCTAGCTTGATTATTCTGCATTTTTGCCTCAACTTTGCGTTCTATCTCGCTTTTAGTATTACTTGTCTTTGCTTTGTTGTAATTAACCGCATAATAAGACTGTTCAATAGATAGACCTTTATCGACTAGATCCTTTATCTCATCTTCATAATCTAATATGTCAGAAAAATTACTGTCTTTAGACTTTTCTGATAACTCGTATTTAAACTTCATGTCTGCAAGTTCTTTTTCAACTTTTGTAGAATTAGATTGTTTTTTATCTATCGCACTTGCAATAGACTTAGCAATATCTGCATCTACTCCGCTTTCAACAAGTTCATCTAATGTAGTCTTTTCAGGTTTCTTATTTGCTTCTTCTAATGCTGTAAGTCTTGATTCTAAGTCTTTAACTCTCTTCTCGGCTTCCTTTCTTAGTTTACGCTCATAATTTACACCTTTTTTTAAGTTCTCTTTTTCCTCATCAACCGGTGCAGTATCTACATGGGTTTCTTCTTTTTCATTGTTTTGCTCTGCATCAGAAAATTCCTCCACACCAGGTAAAGTAACAGAGTCCTCTTGTTCTGAATTAACCGCTTCCAAATTAATTCCTTCTTGCTCATTTTCCATGTGTGTTCTCCCTTCCATTTTTAGCCAGGTTTTGTCCTCTACATTTTTTGATTTTTAGCCAGCTTATCTGCTCTAATTTATAATTTAAAAAATTAATAACTATTTATTCTCATGAGTTTTCATGTGTGCTGTAAATCCAGCTTTGCTCTTAAATGTTTTATTGCATACATGGCATATAAATTCATTACTTGATTCACATAATGGCTCATTTTGTATTGTCGTGTTCACATTATTGCCTATAGGTTCTGTAGGTACTTCTTCTATATTTTCCTTTGAAATATCCACAATCGCTTCCTTATTTTCATTTGATTTTTTTGCAATTGCATCAATACATTCATTGTTTTTTTGTGCAATATCTTTAACAATGTAGGTTTGTCCTTGCTGTTTAATCAATAGTAAAGTATCTTTACCACATTCAGGACATTTTATTTCATCAACATGCTTTACTGCTCCACCATAAATTGGTTCAGATAACCTTTGCAATTTCTTCATATCATGTATATCAAATTGGTGTCCGCATTCGCACTTTGTATTATTCTTTATTATATAGTCTTGTAATTTCATGTTCTACGCTCCTCTCACATAAGACCTAGCAACATTACCATTAGCATTTAAACCTTCTATATTAGCATTCTGATTAGTTTGTGGCATATTTTCTTGTGTTAATTGTTCTTGTTGCTGTATCTGATTTTGATCATAAATTCCAAGTTCTTGCTGTTCCGCTTCGCTCTCTGGAATTTCCTGTAGATTTAATCCTAATTGCTTAATTAGGTAATTTCTATATTCCTTCTTAGTAATAGCCTTGTCTGCATATGATTGTCTAACAATAGAATATCTATATGCTCTATTATTAGGTAATCCGGCTCCAACTGTTACATTTAAGTCATACATTATTGGTCTTGTTTCTCCATCATCTGCTTGCATATATCTATAATCTTCTGGTTTAGCATTAGGATTATTCTTTCTATATTCATCTCTATAATCACTATCCGCTTCAATCATGACTGGTACATGGTTTAATATGTCTGGATTAAATGATTCAAAATCATCTTCTCCATTCTTTCCGGTTATTCTAAATAACATTGTTGTATTCCAATTAAGAAGTGCAAGGTCTATTGCATACTCAAATACTTCTGATAAAGTTTCTTGTAATAATGCTTTTTTATGCTCTATCATAGAGTTACCAGAGTTTTGCAATGCCAAGCTCTCTGTTGCAGTATCTACACCAGATTGCTGTTTGCCTATCATCTGATCAGAAAATCTACTAACAATTATTCTATCGTTATTAATTAATTCCGTACGTTTGTTCATAATATATGTAGGTATAGAAGGTGGAGCTTGCCACTTAAATCCATTTATATTATTAGTTGGTATCATTTGTCCTGGAGCGTTTGTTATCTTCTCCGGATCAATTCCTGAACTATTTTCTACAAGAGCCATTGGGTTACCAGTTAGTCTCGCATTTTTTAATACGTTATCATCAATCTCATCTACTTGGTCTGAGATAGGAAGTATAAGTTCCGCACTTGCTTTTCCCCATACAGTATTTTCTCTGTACATATCTGGAGTTAAGAAATATGGATACTTGCTATTAGGAAATAACTCAAATTCTTCATTCTTTAGTTTTTCCGCTTCTTTATTCTTCCCTTGTTCTAATAACTTCGTTTGCTTTGCTATTAGTTCATCGGATTTCTTATTTTTATATTCCTTCAACTTCTTTTTAGTGTCCTTCAATATAACACCATCGCCGGACATTTCTACAAGACGGAGTTTCATTTTTCCTTCATCATTGTATCTAGTCCATATCATAAGATGCACATATTGTTCTTCTTCGCTATCTTGAATTATATTTTGTATAGGATCTAAATTAGGAATAATTGCGTCTGCAATCTCATCCCCATATTCTATTTTAGCAGAATAAATTGATTTTGCTTTTGCTTCTATTATGTATTGTGCCTCTTGTATCTTATATACATCTGTTATCGCTGGGTCTATAAATAGCTTAGATGGGTGTATTGGTTCTATATCTGGCATTCCCTTACCATTTAAGGTGTCAAAATCCCATATAACTCTGAATATACCAGTACCAGTCATTTCACGTCTACGTTCATGCACCTCTATTTTTCTGTACATTTTATTGCGTTCTTTAATAAAGTCTGCAAGTGTACGTACTTGGTCACAAAATGGTCTGTCTCCTGGTTCTCTAGGGTCTACTTGTATTCCTATTGTTTGGTCACATAATAGAGCCGTCTTTCCTTCAACGTTTGAATTAGTTATATTAGTATTAGGTGCTGGGTCCTCATCGTCTCCATAATCAAAATCGCCTTCCCAATACTTATTTATATCGTCCCATTTCTTAGTTAGCCCTAGTCGTTGCTTATCATTGTATGCACGCCTATACCACGTCAAGAAACGTTCAGCTTCTTTTATTTCGGTTTCAGACATTATAGAAGCTCGTTTTGCCCTTTTTTCTTCAACTATATCGTTTATATCTTCCACCATCTGTTACTCTCCTTTATTATCTTTATTTAAGTTTATTCCAGCCTTTCCATGCACGGGTTCATATAGTCCAGATTCATTCTTGTACTTGTCATAAACATTTGTTCTTCCGTTTAGGATAGATGCAAAATTTGATTGTGATATTGCAGAATGATTTCTTTTAAACTCTTTAGTTTTTTCATTTTCTATTGTTTTTAATTCATTCAAACATTGTTTTAGAGTCTTACGTATATCATAAGCTACAATAAGCAATACAATAGTTAAAATAAGTTCAATTATAGTTAATGCTTCCATTATCTTCTCCTTCTAGCTACAGGTTTTGTAACTGATACTTTTATATCTTTATATCCTAAATCTTCGAGCTCTGTCTTGGTATATGTGCCTTTTGGCTTTTCTCTAATCTGAGACATCGGTGTTTGCCACATGGTACAGAAATACCTAAGTGCATCTGGAATATGTGTAAGTTCATGCGGTTCATTTGCTACATCATTAGGATTCTTATCATCATGTTGTAATGCTGGCAACGTTCTTATAAGGTTTGTACAATTACTAAATATTTTTAGTTTGCTTGTAGGCTGTCCTTGTTCGTCTGTAAATACCTTTAGCCATTCATGTACTGCAAGCCAGCCACTTATTCTATTGTTGTCTGCTTTAGTCAAGAATTGACCATTCTCAGCAAATATATCTGCTGTACTCTTTCCAGTATCTCTGTTTCTATTCCATAAGTCAGGTGGAGCATAATCAGTTACTATATTCTCATTAGTCATTGTATTTATTTCTTCTGCTGCACTAGATACGATTAAATTCGGCTTATATAGTTCTTTATACACATAAGCATTCATTTTCCAATCTAGTGCAATCCAACATACTGCACACATATCAAGTCCATAGTCTCTAGTTCTAAATCTTCGCCAGTCTTTTGGAATCTCGAATGGTGTACATACGTGAATACTTCTATTAAACTCAGTAAAAAATTGACCATCAAATATGTCCCAATCTCCAAATTTAAGAGCTTTACGTTCTTTTTCTGGTAAATTATCTAGTCTTGTAACATAATCAGGGTCGCTATCTAATAAAAACATGTTATCCTGTATTAAAGATGGAATAAATATTCTTGTGCCTTCTTTAAACGTATGTATTGCATTAGGCTCTCCAATATCTATAAATCTTGCTTTTACCCAACTATGACCAATGCCTCCAGGATTTGTAGAGCTCTTTATATGTTTAGGATAAGGATTTGCGCCTCTGCAACGAGATATCATGTATGTGTACATGAACTCTGTAAAGTGTGTAAGTTCATCAAAGCGTATAACATCATATTCTGCAGACTGATATTGATATACGTCTTTTTCATTATCTATATATGCAAAATCTATAATGCTTCCATTCTTAAAGTTCCATACGTGTTTACTTGAGTTGTATGTTGCAACTTCTCTTGGGTAGATTTCTAAACTAGTTCTTATTAAAGACTTTTCTAGATCAGGGAATGTTCTTCTGAATATAATCTGCTTTGACTTACTATATTTCAATGCGTATAAAAATGCATCTATTAATTGTCCATACGATTTACCACCGCCTGCTGCACCACCAAACAGAGTTTCAAATGCTGTAGAATTTATAAAAAGGTCTTGTTTTTCTGTTATTTCAATATCCATTATTTCTTAACCTTTATATTAACTTCAAATGGTTTGTTTTGTTCGATTTCAATTTTATCTTTAAACATACCTAGATGTTTTCCAAGCAATTCTAGTGCTTTTACTTTGTCGTTGGTCTTAAATTCTATTGTTTGTTCAGCTATATGGTCAATAGGGACTTCATCATCTTTTCCTTCCATGTTGATATTTATTTTCATTGCTCCAGCTTTTTGCAGTGTTTTTACGCTGGATATTGCTCTTAGCGTATTTTCTTCAATGTTGTTTATTGATTTTAGTGTACCATTAGGATTATATATTTCTTTTATGTTAAAAAAAGCAATTCTAGCAAGTTCATTTATTACCATGTCTTGCGTTACTTTGGTTCGTTCTTCTATTTCTTGTTGCTTTTTTGCTATATATTCTTGAACCTTAACATTTCTTAACATTCTGCTTGATGCTGCATTAGCTGTTTCATCTTTTTTACATCTTGAATAAGCAACCTTATACGCTCTTGTTGCATTAAGGTCTATTAGATATTCATCGCAAAATCTTTTTTGTGCGTCTGTCATATAAAGCCACCTTTCATATTATTTTCGCAATAAAATAAACGAGATGACTAGAACATCTCTCTATTATAACTATAACAATACACTTCTTTATCAAAGAAAGGGGAAAAAATACATATAGCATATTAAATATCTAGTATATTAATATAGTGGTTGCAGTGACCAGAATTGAACTGGTAAACTCCAAGTTATGAGCCTGGAAAGCTTCCGTTGCTACCCTACTGCGATATATAAGTAAAGAGTCAGCATTTCTACCAACTCTCAACAAAGGATTTATTTTTTTCATATTTACTACTGTACTAATTATACCACAGAAAATACCCCTATTTTTCCGTATTTTTTCTGTGCATTTTAAATTTTTCTAAATTTCGCCCCATTCTTCGGCTAATAATTTAATTGATTTATTATAAATATTGTAATAAGTACTTTTATCTATGTTCTTTATATTCTTACAATAAGCCCAATCGCATCCATCTCTAAATATTAGGTAAAACACTTGCTTTTCAAAGGAATTTAATTGCTTAATAACATTCTCTACATATGTAATTCGTTCTTTACAATACAATATTGAACGAGTAGATGCCAGACGAATTGCCTTTTTCTCTGTTGGATTAGATACTGTGTTTGCTCTAGGTTGACCATTTCCAGAAGCGGATTCGTCTATAATATCTCTTTCTAACCTTTCAAGTTTCTTCTTATTAATCCAATATTGTCTAAGTTCTCTATCCATTCTTTTCTTTAAATCTTTATTAAGCATATGTTTTCCTCCTCAAATTATTGGTTTTTCCATTTAATTTTGTTTTCTTCGTTTACAATAGTCTCAAACTTTATTCCATTATCTTCTAGATCTTTTATGCAATCTTCTAATGATAAATAGCCTTCTTTGAATGAGTCTATATTGTTCCAAATACGGCTCATAACTTCAGGTAAACGTTTCTTTCCAAGTCCTAAAACATAACGTATAGTATAAGCCACTGCAATTCCATATAAATCAAGGTACTCATTTATCATGTCGACGGATTCCTTCTTGCAGGCCACGATCATATCATTATATACATCATCAACCCATTTTCTGAGTTTTTTAGGATCATTAAAAACTTTGTTTAATTGTATTTCCTGTCTTTTGGTT